TTCACGGAGATTTAGCATAATGGCTGGTACAATCATAGCAGATACCCTGACCCATAGCACCGCAGGTTCGGTGACTACGGATTTTGTTGTTAATGGTAGTGCGAAGGCTTGGGTTAATGGTACAGCTACAGCCTCTATAAATAATAGTTTTAATTGTTCATCTGGGACAGACCACGGAACAGGAGACTATTCAATAACCCTCACAAATGCTTTCTCTGCTGTTACTTATGCAATGTCAGCTATGGCAAGAACAACGACTGCTGGTTTTATTGTTACAAGAAACCCAGACAGGGATGAGGCTACCGTTTTAGCTATAGAAATAGATACTGACGCAAGTACACAATCAGATTCTGCATTTGAAATAAATGCACACGGAGATTTAGCCTAATGACAACGACACCTGATTTCAAAGGCACACACCTATTTGACAGACTGTGCTGGGCTAAAGAATCGCTGGAAGCGGTACAATCTGACTACCGTGTGGTCTATGAGGACAGCATTGATGAGTGCGCCAAGATACTTGTGCCTGACCCTAACTGGATGGCTTGCGCTTTACAAGGCGGCATCCTACCGCCAGTGTGGGTGTATCACGAGTTGGCAAAGGACGAAGCACAACCAGACTTCAAGAAGCATACTCGTGGCTACCTGTTACATGACACCAAGCCTATTGATGCTCTAACCGAAGAGCAAGCTATTGAATACTTAATTATGAAAGACTGCCCACAGCACGTGTGGCAGAACTGGGATACAGGCAATAAACCAAAGATGGTTATCTGCCGCAAGGAACAGTTACCAAGCACTAGAGAGTGGCGCAATGCTTGGAAGATAACTGAAGACTTAACTGCCACTGATATCGCAGCCTAAGAGGAGAAACCTAATGGCAACAACATACATCGTAGATAAGGACGGAAATCAGATTGATGCTTCCACAGCTACCGTTCCTTCTGACCGTCACTTTCGTGGTGCATGGTCTCTGAATGGAAGCGTGATTAGTGAAGACATGGATGCAGCACGGGCAATCTTCCGTGACAAAGTTCGGGAAGCACGTAAGCCGTTGCTTGAGGCAAAGGACGTAGAACTAATGAAAGAACTAGAAACCAGTGCGGATACCAGTGCAATCGCTTCTGCAAAGACAGCCCTTCGTGATGCACCTGCAGCTTCTGCAATCACTAATGCTGCTAACATTGCAGCACTCAAGGCAGCTTGGGATACAAGCGTACTTGGCGATAGCCCTTACGCATAAGGAAACGTAAATATGGCACTTACTCAAATTATCAATGCTGGAATAGGTCAAGTAACCGACATTAAACTTGGTGGTTCGGGTAGTGCCAATACGTTGTCTGACTACGAGGAAGGCACTTGGACACCTGCGCCAAGCACTAATACTGGAAATGCGGCTACTTTTGGAACGGTTGAAGGTACTTATACTAAAATAGGACGTGTGGTGTATGTTTCCGGTTTTGCCCTTAACATTAACACTACAGGCACAACCTCAAGTTCACAGCTTCGGGTAGTAGGGCTTCCATTTACCGTTGACGTAGCAAACAGTTACGGTGCGGCTTTCAGTGATAATATTACCTACCAATCCAGTAGGTCACAACTCAATACCCTATTTTCTACAAGTGAATATATAGCCTTTATGCAGTCAGGGAACAGTGCTGGTGATACGGCAACAGACCACGGTGATATTGATGACGCTACTTCAGACCTGTTCTTTTCGGGATTTTACTTTACAAACCAATAACCCTGTCAATAACGGCAAGGGTCGGACAGTCCACCCATCATAGGAGATAAACGATGGCATTAACAGAACAGACGATTAACGACAAAATTGAAATTGTAAACAAGGGTGACTGGTCAGCGGTAAGCGTTCGCACAGCAACAATCATCAAGCGTGATGGCGTTGAGATTAGCCGTGCGTTTTCACGGCACATTTTATCACCTAACGCTGACTTGACTAATGAAGATGCTGATGTCACAGCAGTTTGCAACGCCGTGTTTACACAAGAAGTTAAGGACGCTTACGCAGCGCATCTAGCTTCACAGGAGTAATTAATGCCATACATAGGTAAATCCCCCCAGAATGGTGTTCGCAATCGCTTTGTCTATCAGGCAACAGCCAGTCAAACATCTTTTAGCGGTAGTGACGCAGACAGTAAGGTACTAACCTATCAGGATAGCCTGTACTTAGATGTATATCAGAACGGTGTCCTGCTCAAGCCGGGTACTGACTACACTGCCACGACAGGTACAACAGTCGTACTAGTTACAGGTGCATCGTCAGGTGATGTAGTTGAGATGGTAGCCTACGATGTGTTCAGTGTTGCGAACTCGTATACAAAAACAGAGAGTGACACACGCTACCCATTCAAGGGTAACAACAGCATCATCCGCTTGAACGGTCAGACTATCAGCGCAGACATTACGATTGACAGTGATGAGAATGGTGTCAGTGGTGGACCAATCACACAGAATGCCACTGTCACAGTTAATGGTTATTGGAGTATCGTATGAGTAGCGTATTAAATGTAGATACCATTGCGGATAAGGCAGGGACTGGACCAGTTGCACTGACAAAGCAACACGCTGCGAAGGCGTGGGCTTTTATAGACCAGAAAACGGATAACGCTGTTGACAATTCTTTTGGTGTAACCAGTTTTTCCGATAACGGAGAGGGTAATGGTAATATTAATATTATAAATGCAATGACATCTTTAATACAGGTTTCGCAGTTAACAAGTTACCGCAGTGGTACTACGGACATTTCTGGTAATAGTGGCGCATCAATGACAAGCACTACTGCTGTCTTAATCATCACAAAAACATCTGCTGGGGCGGCTGATGATACTGAATACGGTATGACATTACACGGAGACCTCGCATAATGGCAAGCATACTTAAAGTAGATGCCCTTCAGGGTGTAACCAGCGCAGGTGATATCACAGTTACTAGCGAAGGTGGTAGTGCTACACAAAGTCTTCAGCAGGGGATGGCGAAGGCTTGGCTTTCTGGCTCAAATGCGGCAGTCGTTTCGGACAGCCTAAACATTGCATCGGGAACGGACAATGGTACTGGTGACTATACCTACGCATTTACGAGCAATATGAGTAATGCAAATTGGTCAGCGTCTGGTGTTTGTGATGAAACCAGAATTAATTCACTTGATGGCAATGCAGACAGACTGAGTAGTGATGTAGATGTTGCAATTATTAATGATGGTGGCTCAAGGGCTAATCAACCTCATAGCCGCACAGTTCACGGAGACTTAGCATAATGGCAAGCGAACTTAGAGTAAAAACCCTGAAGGATGCCAGCGGTAATAACAGCATTGCTACTAGCTTTGTGGCTGGCGGTAGTGCGAAGGCTTGGGCTTCATCAAATCAGGCAAGTCTTATAGACAGTTTAAATGTTGCCTCAACCACTGACAATCAATCAGCTGACACGACATATGCATACACCAGTGCAATGGCTAACGCTGGTTACGCGGCTGGTAGTGGCTCTATCGGGCCAAGTAGCGGTACTCAAGCTGGAGCTACAAGTTATCGCACAGTGGCGGCTGGTTCTATAAGAGTTGTTACTTTTGATGACACAAAAGATGCTAATGGTAGGTTTGACACTGCCTATCAAGCTGTCACAATTTCAGGAGACCTCGCATGAGTAAAGCAGCAGACTTAGCAGAGTTTATTGGTGCAGGTGGAGTAGTTCCTCCCACAGTGCAAGTATTCACATCAAGCGGTACTTGGACAAAACCTACTGGCTGTAAAACCATCAAGGTCACTGTCGTTGGCGGTGGTGGCGGAGGTGGTGGAGCTGATGGCACTGATGGTTCAAATAACCTAGCCGCTGGCGGTGGTGGTGGTGGTGGTGGTGCTATTGAATACATAGACGTTACCGCTGTCAGTTCTGTTGCTGTAACTTGTGGTGCTGCTGGTTCGGCTGGCACAACTGGTACTGGCGGCTCTGGTGGCACAAGTAGTTTTGGCTCTTACTGTTCTGCTACTGGTGGAACAGGTGGAGCAGGAATACAGTCTGGTGGCAATGGCTTTGTTCAAGGGGGTCCGGGGGGTATAGGCTCTGATGGCGACCTTAATGTTAGAGGAAATGATGGTCAAATTGCTGACTCGATTAATGGTGGATTACCAGCGTCAGGGGGCGGTGGAAGTTCTATACTAAGTGGTGGCGGTAATGGTAGGCATCAATCTGGTAGTGGTGCGCTTAACGGTGGCGATGGTGCTGCTGGAAGCGGCGGCGGTGGCGGTTTTTGCCGCGACAACAGCGGTGTTGGTAATGGTGGTGCTGGCGGTTCAGGAACGGTACTGGTTGAGGAGTATTACTAATGGCTAACGCATTAATATTAAATAATAAAGTCGTGGATGTAGTAGACACAAAGTTTGAAGTTGCACCATCAATGACTTGGGTTGATTGCCCAGCGGATGTTCAGATTGGTTGGGACTATGACGGTTCAACCTTTTCTGACCCAAATGTTAAGACATCAGAAGAACTGCTAGACGAGTTACGTTTGGAGCGTAATCAGATGTTAGGGGCAACAGACTACCTTGCGCTATCAGACAACTCTTCT